CGTTCGGGAGCCCGGCGCCTCCGGTGAGACCGTCACCGACGAGGGCCGCTGGGAGCGTGGTGACCTGTGACCCGCTGGATCGTCCTGGTCGCCTTCGCCCTCCTCCTCGGCTGGGGGGTCGCGTTCGGCCTGTACCTGTCGTGGAAGGACCGCGGCCCATGACTACCCAGACCGCCCCAGACCCCCGCCCCCGCCTGCTCGACCTGTTCTGCGGCGCCGGCGGTGCCGCCATGGGCTACCACCAAGCCGGATTCGAGGTCGTCGGGGTCGACATCAACCCGCAGCCGCGCTACCCGTTCGAGTTCCACCAGGCCGACGCGCTGGAGTATCCGCTGGAGGGGTTCGACGCCATCCACGCCAGCCCGACCTGCCAGTGGCACAGCAAGATCACCAACGTCCGCGGCGACCAGGCCAACCATCTGAACCTGATTCCGCCCATCCGCGAGCGCCTCCAGGCACAGCCGGCCCCATGGGTGATCGAGAACGTCATGGACGCCCGCCCATGGCTCCGCGACCCGGTCATGCTCTGCGGCTCTGCGTTCGGCCTGCCGATCAAGCGGCATCGGCTGTTCGAGACTCCACTGGCCCTGCTGTCACCCGGTTGCGCCCACGGTGCCCACGACAAGCGCCGCTACCGCATCCGCCAGCACGGCAAGGAGTTCGACACGGCCTGGTGTTATGTGTTCGGCGGCGGGCAGGCCGGGCAGCCGGTCGCCTCTTGGCGGGAGGCTATGGGCATCGATTGGATGACGGTCGACGAGCTCAGCCAGGCCATTCCGCCCGCCTACACCCGGTTCATCGGCGAGCAGCTCATCGCCCACTTGGAGGCCGCCGCATGACCGCCCTCGCCGCCCTCGCCCAGGTCGACCCGATCACCGTCACCCTCCGCGCCCGCGTCAACCCCGCCACCTTCCACCTCGTCTGGACCCTCACCCCCCGCGAGGTCGACGTCCTCCAGGCCGCCGCCGACGGCCTCACCGACCGCGAGATCGGCCGCCGCCTCCACGTCGGAGCGCGCACCATCGGCAGCCACCTCGCCAACGTCAACCGCAAGCTGGGCACCCACTCGAGGTTGCAGGCGGTGCTGGTCGCGGTGCGGGCGGGGGCGGTGAAGCTGTGACCGGCCAGGCCCTCATCGTCCAGGGCGACGCCCTACGGCTCCCGCTGCCCGACGAGTCAGTCGACTTGGTGGTCACCAGCCCCCCCTACTGGGCGCTGCGCGCCTACGGCGCCGGCCAGGGTGAGATCGGCAGCGAGCCGACCCCGCAGGCGTACCTGGAGGCGCTGTGGGCCGCCACGGCCGAGATGATGCGGGTGGTGCCATGACGCAGCAACCGTTGCTACTCCGCGGTGGACTCACCGGCCGGGTCTACGTCGTCACCCGCTACAAGGTGCTCGATGCCGAACGGGGGCGCATCGAAGCCATCACCAAGTACGACGTGACCGACCAGTTCAACGCCCTCGTAGCGTCGAGCGAGGATTCCGAACATGCGGTCTGACCTGCTAGAATGGGCTGAGAAGCGGCCCCGCGGTGCGGCAAACACCCGGGGCCATGGCCGACCCCTGCAAGGAGGGATCGACGTGGTTCAGCCTACCTGTTCGCCTGCCGCGCTTGTCCTAGCCGACCCGAGACTGACAGCCGAGCGGTTCTCCACCATCCTCGCCCGATGCGTAATGAACGACGCCGGCTGCTGGGTCTGGACCGGCGCCCTGGACCGCCATGGCTATGGCCGCGTCGGGTTCGGTGCCCGCAAGCTCGGTACGGCCCTAGTCCACAAGGTCGTCTACGAGGCCATGATCGGGCTGGTTCCGGCTGGCCGTGAACTCGACCATGTGAAGGCGCGGGGCTGCAGCTCCAATGCCTGCTGCAACCCGGCCCACCTTGAGCCCGTAACGCACCGCGAGAATGTGGTCCGTGGTGACGGCCCCACTCTGCTCCAGCAGTTGAATGCGGCCGTCACCCACTGCCCCAAGGGCCATTCCTATGACGAGGCGAACACCTACAGGCATCCCAGGAACGGCAGCCGCGGATGCAAGGCGTGCCGTCGTGAGGCTACGCGACAGTGGCGCGCCCGGAGTGGTGGAGGATGACGGGCGCTGCTCTCATCGTCCAAGGGGATGCGTTACATCTCCCGCTTCCTGATGCCTCAGTTGATCTGGTGGCAACCAGCCCACCTTATTGGGCTTTGCGCTCGTACAGCGCGGGACCAGGGGAAATCGGGAGTGAGGGAACGCCAGCTGAGTATCTAGAAGCCTTGTGGGCTGCTACTGCGGAACTCATGCGGGTCCTCAAGCCCACCGGCAGCGCGTTCATAGACCTCGGGGATAAGTATTCGACCGGGATGTACTCCCACGACAGCATCCGCACGGTGTCGCAGCCGAATGGCGAATGGTCAAAGCTCGGCCAGCGCGGCGAGTTCCAGCGGCAGGTCGCGGCCAACCCAGGCGTGCCGCCGAAGTCCCTGCTACTGCTGCCCGAACGCTACCGGATCGGCTGCGTCGACCGCCTCGGCCTCATCGCCCGCGCCGTCATCTGCTGGTGCCTCTCTGGCGGCGCCCGGGTCTACGCCCGCACCCCGACCGGCGACCGGCCCATCATGCTCCGCGACCTCGCCCGCGCCTACCAGCCTGAGCAGGTCCAGCTGTGGAACGGCCACAAGTGGACCCAGGTCCTCGGCTGGAGCCGCACCCCCGACGACGAGGACGCCCTTGAGCTGGAGTTCCGCTCCGGCGAGCGGGTCGGTAGCACCCCGAACCACCAGTGGCCCACCACCGACGGGCTCAAGCGCACCGACGAACTGCGCATCGGTGATGTGGTGCTCCAGACGGCCCTGCCCGAGCCTGACCAGCCGCATTACCCGGCTGGGCTCAATGCCGACGACATCGGCTGGCTGGTCGGCCTCTACATCGCCGAGGGTAGCCGCAGCGAGGCCACCATCCAGATCGCCGGCCACATCAACGAAACCACCCGCCACGCCCGGCTAGACAAGATCGCCGAGGCATACGACGGCACCTGCCGCGTCTACCAGACCAGCGAGAACGGCTCAACCTGCAACCTCACCGGCCCGGTCCTGCTGGGCATCATCGACCAGTACGTCAGCCCCGGCACCGCCAAGACCAAGCGGCTCCGCAAGGCCGCCTGGCAGCGCAGCAACCAGTTCCTCGCCGCTGTGGTCGAGGGCTACCTGGACGGTGACGGCCACTACGACGAGAAGAACGACCGATATCGGCTCGGGTTCACCGCCAACGACGAATGGGCGGCTGACCTGCGCACCCTAGCCGCCCGCCTCGGCCACCGCCTACGGCTCCGACGTCGCACCACCAGTTTCAACGGCCGGGTGTTCCCCGGCTGGGGTGGAGAGTGGCGCTGGCGGCGTCCTGTCCGCTGCAAGCCCGACACCGAGATCGTGGCCATCCGTCGCAGCCGAGCCCGGGACTTCTACGACCTCGGCGTAGCTGATGAGCCACATCTGTTCGCGCTGGCCTCCGGCGTCCTGACGCACAACTCGAAGCCCAACGGCCTCCCCGAGTCCGTCACCGACCGGGTCCGGCGCAGCCATGAGGACTGGGTGCATCTGGTCCGCCAGCCCAGGTACTACAGCGCCACCGATGAGGTTCGGGAGCCGACCAGAGACGACCGCGCACCTGGTCTGACCTACGCCGAACGACAGGCCGGCATGGGCCGGGTCTATGGCGAGTACCAGGACGCTGGGCATGGCCACACCAGCGGTGGGAACGGCATGGCCGCTCACCCCCTCGGCAAGCTCCCCGGCTCCGTCTGGACGATCCCTTCGGAACCCCTGCGCCTCCCCGACCATCTCGGCGTGCAGCACTACGCGGCGTTCCCCGGCGAGTGGCCGCGGCGGCTGATCTTGGGCTGGTCGCCGCCGGGGATCTGCTGCGAGTGCGGAACGGGGCGGGTTCCCGTGGTCGAGCGGTCCTACGAAGGCATGACCGGGCCAGTCAACCCGACAAGCAAGCGGTTCGACCCCGGCCAAGGCAACTCGTTCGCGCACCGGCAAGCCGAGTGGGCTGTTGGCCGCACCACGATCCTCGGGTATGCGTGTTCGTGTACCCCGTTCACCGACCACCCCGGCCCGTGGCGTGAGTACCACCTGGACCGCTGGACCCCACCCCCGACCCGACCCGCCGTCGTCCTCGACCCGTTCTCAGGCGTCGGCACCACTCCGATGGTCGCCCGGGCCCTGGGTCGCATTGGCGTCGGCGTCGACCTCAAGGCCGACTACTGCCGGGCTGCCCGTTGGCGGGTCCGCTATGACGGCGCCAAGGCGGTCAGCCGCACCTGGGCTGAGCGGCAGGGGAGCCTGCTGTGATCCGCCGCCTCTGGTCCCGCCAAGAGCTCCGCATCGCGCTCGTCCTCGCCCCCCTGTCCCTCGCCGTCGGGGTCGCCGCCGCCGTGGTCGCCGCCAGCCATGGCCAGCTCGACCTCGGCGTCCAACCCGCTCCGTCGATCACCACCCTGGAGGCCCCATGGCCCATTACCACCTCGACCATGCCCCAAGCGAGGTCGATCACCAAGGCCACGCCCATTCCCACAGCTACGGATACCCCGAGCACGCGATCCTCCCAGAGCCAGAGGACCACTGGCGCCGACACGACCGGGAGATCAACCACCACGACCCCGACATCCATCACCCAAACGCCGCCTACGGCGAGTGTCACCACCCTGATTGTCCCTGACCCGAGCCCACCAACCCGGCCAGCCCGACCCGTCCCCCGGCCCACCCCAACCACCTGACCGGCCAGGAGGGAGCCGCCATGCCCGCCAGTCCCCAACCCGCCAAGCTCCTGCGGATCGGTGAGGTTGCCGCCCTGTTCCGGGTCTCTGGCAAGACCGTCACCCGCTGGGCCAAGGAGGGCAAGCTGTCCTACACCCGCACCCTCGGCGGTCACCGCCGCTTCCGCGACGCCGAGGTCCGGGCGGCGCTGGCCGCCGGAACCGTCGAGGCCACGGACCCCAAGGCGTGATGCGATGCGACCAACCAAACTCAATCTTGCCTCCATCTGCGAGGCGTGCTTTCAGGACTGGTGCGAGTCCTGTCCCGACGCCGATCTGCTCGGTGGGAGTTGCTGTTGCGGCGCCTGGGACTCCAGCAACGACGAGGAAGAGGACGAGGTGCGGTGAGGCCGACCACCGAAGACCTCGCCCACGCCAGCGACGACCTCGAGCAGCTGGCCTACGGGCACGACCCCAACGGCAGCCCCCGCAGCAACACCGGGTTCCCCGAGATGGCGGGTCTGATGAACCTGCTCGTCTGGGCCGACCAGGAGATCAGGGCGGCCGAGCGGGCCGCCGCCTACGGACCCGGCGTCAAGGACGGCTACCACACCCTCCAGCGTGGCGGCAGCCACAGCGACCTGGACGCTCGCACCCATGACGCCCATGCCAAGGCGGTGCGCAACCTCCGGTCGGGATGGCGAGTCGAGGCGGCCCGGATGTTCGACGAGTGGCGAACCGAGGCGATGGAGGTCGGGCGCTACCCAACCCGCAGCGAGCAGGAGGCTGTCTAGTTTGTACCGGTTCCCGCAAATCAAACCCACCTTGACCTGCGGTACTTGCATCGCTGTGATTTAATCCACAGCATCCCCCGTCTTGTCCCCACCCGGGAGCTCGATTGTCCCGCTGGTCCCGGCTCGCCGACACCCCGGCCTACCGCAAACGCCTGGGGGAGATCAAAGCCAACGGGGAGACCTGCGTACTCTGCGGGCACCCCGGCAGCACCAGCATCCACCACCTGATCCCACCCTCCCGCTACCCGTGGATGGCCCGGGAACTCGCCCGCGACCCGGCCAACTGGGCGCCCGCCCACGGCGTCGAAGGCTGCCCGCTGTGCCCACCCAACCGGAGCAGGGACAAGCGGCGCAACGGCCAACCCCAGCGGTGCAACCAGACCCAAGGCAACAAGCTGGAGCCAGCACGGCCAAGCCCACGGTCAAGGAGATGGTGAATGCCCAAGGTTCTGGCGTTCCTCTGCTACCTCGTCGCCTTCCTCTGCTTCCTCGCCTCCGCGTTCGCCGCTGAGCGTTTGCCGCGAGTCAACCTGGTCGCGCTCGGTCTCGCCGCCTGGGTGCTCGTTCCGTTGGTTGACGCGGCCGACTCGCTCTGACGTCGCGCTGACCTGCGGAACGGGAGAGGGGTCGGGGGGAGGGGTGGGCACGGCCGATCGACGGGGCCCCACGATCCCGCGCCAGTCGCGCATGTTGTGTGTGTCCCGCTGAGCAGGAAGTCGGACATTGGACCCTGGACCGGTTGAGCAGGCGATCCGCCGCGATCTGCGGGACCTCGGGCTGTCGCTGCGCGCTCCGGGTGGGTTGGCGGCGGCGGCGCTCGCGTTGGCGCAGCTGGTGGATGGGGAGTGCCGTGGGGTGTGCCGGCGCTGCAATGAGGAGATGGCGATCCGGGTCGATGCGTCGGCGCGGGACATGGCCGCGGTCGTCCGGGAGTTGCGGGCGACGATGGAGACGTTAGGGCGGCGCGGTGACAGCGATTCTGGAGAGGGGTTCGTCGCTTCGCTGCTTACCCCGGTGGTCGACGCCGAGGACGGACCGGCCGACAAGGGGCGGCGAGCTCGCCCGGTTCGCGGAGGCGCTGGGAACCCCCCTGATGCCGTGGCAGCGGCACGTCGCCGACGTGGCGCTGGAGCAGGACCCTGACACGGGGCTGCTGATCTACCGTCGGTTGGTGCTGACGGTGCCGCGGCAGTCGGGCAAGACGACGCTGCTGCTGGCCAAGATGGTGCACCGGGCGCAGGCGTTCGGCCGACGGCAGGCGATCGTCTACACCGCCCAGACGCGGCTGAAGGCCCGCAAGAAGTGGGAGGACGAGCATCTCCCCATCTTGGAGGCGTCGCCGTTCCGGTCGCTGTTCACGGTGCGGCGCCAGATCGGTCAGGAGGCGATCCGTTGGCGCAACGGGTCGATTCACGGGCTGGACGCTCCGACCGAGGAGTCCAGCCATGGCGACACCCTCGATGAGGGTGTGATTGATGAGGCGTTCGCTCAGGTCGATGACCGGGTGGAGCAGGGCATGGCCCCGGCGATGATCACCCGGCCGGAGCCGCAGCTGGACGTGGTGTCGACAGCGGGGAAGTCGAAGGCGGCCAGCCCGTACCTGTGGGGCAAGGTCGAGGCGGGCCGCCTCGCGGTGGAGGCGGGCCTGGACGCCGGGGTCGCCTATTTCGAGTGGTCGGCGCCGAACGAGGCCCCAGCTGATGACCCGGCGACGTGGTGGGCGTGCATGCCGGCCCTGGGCCATACCGTCACCGAGGCCGCGGTCCGGGCTGAGTTCCAGTCGATGAAGCTGAACGAGTTCCGCCGCGCCTATCTGAACCAATGGCTGGATGAGACCCCGGCTGAGTGGCTGGTCATCGGCCAGCAGGCATGGGCGGACATCTGCGACCCGCAATCGGTGATCGCCGACCGGCCAGCGTTCGCGGTCGACATGACCCCGGATCGCACCTGGGCGTCGATCGGGGTGGCGGGCTGCCGCGCCGACGGCCGGTCACATATCGAGGTGGCCGAGCACCGCCGCGGCTCGGCGTGGGTGGTGCCGTGGCTCAAGGAGCGGGTCGACCGGGCCGACCGGTGGTCGCCGTGCGCGATCGTGATCGCCCCGTCGGGGCCGGCGGGGTCGCTGATCACCGAGGCTGAGGCGGTCGGCCTGGAGATCCTGAAGCCCAGCGTGGTGGAGATCGCTGGCGCCGCTGGCACCCTGTATGACGCCAGTGGCGCGAACCCGCTGGTGGATGAGCCGGCGTCGCTGCGGCACCTCGGCCAGCCGGAGCTCGACCTGGCGGTGGCTGGCGCGGAGCGACGCGAGCTCGGCGACCGGTGGCTATGGGTCCGCCGCGGCGCCCATATCGACCTGTCGCCGCTGCCGGCAGTGACCCTGGCCCTGTGGGGGCACGCCACCCGCGCCCATGTGGTCGAGCCGGGGCCGCCGCGACCGTTCGCGCTCACCGGACGCTAGAAGGGAGGGCACGTTGACCACGCTGTACGAGCGGATGATCCACGGCCTCGACGGCCCCCCCACGCCGACCCCGGCGACCCCGGCCCGCCCGGCGAACCTGACCCTCCAGGAGTACGTCGACTGGTTCAGCTTCGACGGCACCATGTACCCGTTCCTCAAGACCAGCATGGGCAAGCTGGACGAGGAGCAGCTCGCCCAGACGGCCAATCACGCCTACCGCAGCAATGGCCTCATCTTTGCGCTGGTGATGGCGCGCATGCAGGTGCTCAGCCAGATCCGGTTCGCCTGGACCCGGTATGAGGGTGGCCAGCCGGCCGACCTGTTCGGCACCGAGGCGCTGCGGCTGCTGGAGCGCCCGTGGGTGGGTGGCACCACCGCGGACCTGCTGGCCCGCATGGAAGTGGATGTGTCGCTGGCCGGCACCGCCTACATCCGCAAGATCACGCCCAGCCGAGCGCAGGCACGTGCCGGCGCCACTCCCCGCCTGGTGCGGCTCCGCCCCGAGTGGGTGATCGCGGTCATGGGGTCCGACGAGGACGCCGAGCATCCCGCTGAGGCCGCCGACGTCGAACTGCTCGGCTACGCGTACAAACCCCCGTCGGGTCCGATGGTCATCCTCGGCACCGACGAGGTGGCGATGTTCGCGCTACTGCCCGACCCCGACCGGGTGTTCCTCGGCATGTCGTGGGTCACGGCGACTCTTCGGGAGTTGCAGGCCGACCAGGCGCAGACCGAGCATAAACTGGCGTACTTCCGCAACTCGGCCACCCCGAACTTGGCGCTCAGGTTCGATCCGAGCATCACCATCGAACAGGTCCGCGAGTTCAAGGAGCTGTTTGAGGCCGACCACGTCGGCACGTGGAATGCCTGGCGCACCCTCTATCTGGGCGGCGGCGCTGAGCCGATGCCGATCGGGGCGAACCTGCGGGACCTGGACTACTCCGAGGTCGCCGGCAAGGCGGAGTCGCGGCTGGCTGCCGCCTCCGGTGTCCCGCCCTCCTGGGTGGGATTCAGCGAGGGCCTGCAAGGCAGCGCCCTCAATGCGGGGAACTTCAATTCGGCCCGGCGACGTTTCTCGGATGGGACCGCCCACCATTGGTGGACGAACGCGGCTCGCTCGCTGGAGCCGCTGGTCGCTGATCCCGTCAACGCGCGGGGCGCGTCGCTGTGGTTCGACACCTCGGCGGTGCCGTTTCTGCGGGAGGACGCCAAGGACCAGGCCGAGATTCAGGCCAATGAGGCGCAGACGATCGCGTCGCTGGTCCGCGACGGGTTCGAGCCGGCCAGTGTGATCGACGCGGTCCGCAACCACGACTGGCGCAGGTTGCGGCACAGCGGGCTGATGAGCGTGCAGCTGGTCCCGCCCGGCGAGGGCACCGAGCCAACCAGTAACGGCAATGGGAAGCCGCCGGCCGATCTGCGAGCGAGGTGATCTGTCGTGCCGTTCGGCCCTGATTGTGAATACGCGGACATGGAGGCGTGTGAGCGCGCCAACAGCGACCGCGACGACCCGGCCGCCTACTGCGCGGCCGTCATGCGCCGCACGGAGGGACGCTGCATGGACAACAAGCTGCCGGTCAACGGCGACCTGTCGCGGCTGCGGCCCCTGGCCACCCCCGACGACCTCGCCCGCGTGTTCGAGCGGCTCCGCAACGGCGACGGCGACGATGTTCCCCGCTGGCCGTGGCGGCGACGCCCCCAGGCCCGCCAGCCCCGCCCCTGGTACTCGATCACCGCCAAGGCCGCCGACCCCGAGCAGGAAGGGGAGCCGGCCGGCGGCGACGACGGCGATGATGACAGCGAGCCGACCCGCGATGGCGACACCACCATCATCGACATCTACGACGAGATCGGCTGGTTCGGCACCGGCGCCCAGGACTTCGTCAAGGATCTCCGCGCCGTCAAGACCCCCAAGATCGAGGTCCACCTG